ATCATTATAAATGTCAAAAACTTGTCTTTCGTCTTCATTCCATTTAATGTTATCTAATTGCCAAAATTCATAATTTGTGTTCCAAAAATTGTAATCTACGTATAATTCTACATTATAAAAATGATTTTCAACTAAAATAGGGTTAAATATATGTGTGAAATCTAAATAGTTCCCTGATGTTAAAGCGTTTTGTATTTGATAAAAAACCTTTACATTAGTACTATCGTCTCTTATACTCATTGTAAATTCGCTAGAATAAATCCTAGGAACTACTGAAAGTGATTGAGCATCTGTTGATGTAGTTAGTATAATCATTACTTATATAACGTAATAATTTTAGTAATTTGTAAAATCATTATCCAAAAAAAAAAGCACCCAATAAAGGATGCTTAATTTACTAACTAAATAAAATTTTAATTACACTCCTGTTGGGTCAATTTGAGATGCATCTGCTGTTACTGCTGCATCTAAGAAATAAGGTGCAGTTTCTTCCATTCCCTCGAATGTTAAAGTAAAGCCTGAAAGGTCTCCTGCTGCTGCTCCCGTTACAACCGTACCGCCCGTTACTTCCATTCCATTTTCTAGTCCACAAAGAAAGCTATTGCCATAATAGTCAACTACTACTGCGTAAGGTCTAGCTACTGCAAGTGTTTGCAATTCTGCTTGAGTTTTAGCATCTAAATAAGTTAATGTTAAATTTAAAGTTTGAGTGTAAAAAGTTGTTCCGTTTTCTCTAGATGACGTTACAGTCGTTTCTAAAGATGAATTTCCTTTTACATCATATTCATACCAAGTTGGGGCAGGACTTCCATTTGTAATAGTAGCCTCTTTACTTGTTGAATCTACTGCGATACTCGCAATTGTTCCAAAGTTTGCAAATAATACGGTTTTAATTCCGCCAAATGCTGATTTACAGGGTACTTTTCTACCTGTGTTTAATGTGCACGCCATATTTTTTATTGTTTTTTTACAAAAAAAGGGTAAGTAGACAAACCACCTACCCTTGTTTCATTAATTAATTAATTTCTATGTATAAGATACGATGTCAGAAGCAATTCCAAATTGAACTGAACTTGTAAATCTCATTACCATCCTTACATTGTTACTAGCGTCTAAATCTGCCATATCTAAAACCTTAACGGTATTTGTATCGTTAAGTAATCCTGTTCCAAAATACAAGTTTGAACGTTGTGCTGCGTACATTTTGTTATCGCTTAATCCTTGAGCAACAAATATCTTAACACCGTTTACAGTTAAACTACCGTTATTCCACCATTGTGTACCCATTCCGTTAACACCATTTGCGCCAAGTCCGTTAGCTGCGAAGCCTCCTAATGCTTGAACATACAATTTAGCTGCTTTACTACCGATGTAAAGAAATAAATCTTCTTTTCCATATAATGCTGCAGGTATTACTTCTACTGCATCAGATAATTTTTCAATTATATTTGCTGCTGTTAATGCTACACCACCACCAATTGCTTGTCCTGCAGGAATATCCCCTGCAACAACTGCTGCTGCGATTAATTTCTCGAATCCATCAAATGAATTATTAGAAGCTGCTGCCGTATCACCTTGCCAAATATTAAATTCAGTATTTTGTGCTACTTCAGATGCAACGTGTGCAATCATAAAATCTGCAAATTTAGGAGGTAAAGTTTGACCTAAACCGTAGCCCATACTTTGAGATTCCCAATCGTTTACGAAGTCATACTTACATAATTGTAGGTTAACTTGTAATTCAACAGGTTGAATGATTCTTTCTGTTAATGTTACAGAACTGTTTGGTGCGAAATCACATCCTGCAGGTCCAACTAAAGCACCTGTTGCTAATTTCTTAATTACTTCTTTAAAGGAAATGTTTGCCTTTACTGTTAATCCTCCGTCATCAATAGTTGATGCAGATAATAAAGCTGCTGCAATATACTCGCCTGCAAATTCTCCTGCATAAGTAGTAGTGATGTTAGTAGCTGTTGCTAATTTTACTTGGTTTAATTTACTCATTTTGTTTATTTTATTTATTTAATCTATTTAATACTCTGTCCATTGCTGAAGAGCCAAAATTTCCTTTTGAAAATTCTAATTTCTTCTTGGTTTTTCCAACCGTTTCAGGGTTGTGTTTAATAGGTTTAGCAGATGCTTCTGAAAGGTCTACTTTTTCCACTTCTGAAAATTCTTCTTTTACAGTTCTAGATTTTAAAACATTTTGATTTTCAACCTCTAGTTCTTGTTCTTCTGAATCTTCTAGTTTAGATTCTTTATCGCCTTTTAAATCAGCAATTGCATCTTCAAGGTTTTGAATCCTTTTTTCCATTCCTGCCCAATCAGCTACATCAGCTTCTTCTGCATATTCTTTTTCTTTAGAATGGTCACCCTCAAGGTCTTCAGTAATTTCTTCGCCCTCTTCAGTTTCCTTTTCAGGAACATCGTCAGAAACATCTCTAACGTCAGCAATTAGTCCCTCTTCAGAAACTACAATTAATCTACCATCTTCTAGTAAATATTCGCCAACAGGCATTGCTACTTTCTCATCGTCTGTAACGATAAAAATTTCGTTGTCTTTCTCAAATGATTCAGCACTAACAACTGTACCATTTTCTAACTTTTGCTCTTCAAGTTTTACCTCGATGTTTAAAAGTGTTTTAATTTGATTTAGTTTACTTTTCATAATTATATATATAACGGTTTATTATTTAAAATTTGCATTTTCACTTATTCTTTAGTGATAACTCCTATGCCTTGCGCCCTCATAGAACCGTCACAGCACTTTATTGAGTACGTATTGGTGTCCCAACATAAACAGGCTCTGCGACCACCTTTAGGCGATGTTCTGCTTCCTATCTTTATGTCTTCTCTATTAGCCATCTGTTAGAATTTCTTTTATTTGGTTTATTAAAATATTTTCCTTTTCATTTTCTGAAAGTTCATCTTTAGCCAACTGTTTAGGTCTTTCCATTTTATCAGCAAAGTAGCCCTCAATAGAAAAGCCTTTGACTTTATTCGTTTTAACGTATTCATTCCAAACATCATCGTTATTTACTTTTACAGCGCCCATCCAAGTTCCAACAGGTACGTTTAGCCCATACTTGCGAGATTTATCGTGTACTTCGTCCTCTACTAGCCAACTTTCTACTAAAGTTAGTCCATTTAAAGCTTTATCGTGTTCTAGGGTTGAATTGTTTTGATACCCATTTTTAAGATACATCTGTGATGCTTTAGCAACTGTTTCCTTTGAAAAGAAAATATAATATTCGCCATCTTCACCACTTCTGTAAATAGGTTTATTTGGAATCAATAATGCACCTAACAATATTTTTTTTTCAGAACTTACTTCTGCTAATTTAATTTCTTCAGTTTTTAAGGCAACAAAGTCAGATTCTATGGCGGGGTTTTCTACAATTGAAATAGCTTCAATTCCACTTTCTTCTTGTTCTTCGTCTAGTACTAGCTCAATTATTTTCATATTCATATAACGTATTTAATTTTAAAATTTGTATTTATTAACCAATTGTAGCACCTTGAATTATGTTTCGTTCTAAACTTTGAGCAGTTGTAACATCACCTGAAACAACAAAAGCTTGAACAGGTTGTTGTGCTTGACCACCTATTGCATCTGCCAATTGATTTGTTTCACTTGCTCCGACTACATTAAATGCAGGTGCTTGTGGGGGTAACGCTTCTGCCGATGCTGTTGCCACTCCTGATGCAGGATTAGTTGCACCACCGCCACCTGATTCTGTATTAGTTGCTAAAATACTTTTTACCGATTTAAAACCTATTGCAGCAACCGAAGCAATATTTACCAACTTCATTGCAAAACCAAAAGGTGTTACAGTTTTTGTAGCTAATTCTGCAGTTATACCCTGATAGGTATTTATTAATGCAGCAGCAGCAGCCGCAGCTTTTCCTGCTTTAGAATTTTTACCTAAAATATCAGCCATTTTTCCAAATCCAACCTTAGCCATTTGAACTTTTGCAGCTTCAGCTTGGTCTTCTGCATTCTTTTGTAATTTGATATATTTGCTTTCAATTTGAAACATATCCTCTTTTGAAGCACCTAATCTTTTAGCTTTAGCTAAAGCATCATTTTTTTCTTCCTCTAAAGTAATGTCTTTTTGTTCTATTTCTTTTTCCATAAAAGCAGCTAATTTTTCATCTGCAATTACTTTTTCTTCGGCTTCAATTATCTTTTTCTTTTCTTTAAAAGCTTGTTCAACATCTAACAACATTTGTTGCTCTTCTGTTTTACTTAATTTGAGTTCTTCTAATGCTTTAATCCTTTGCTCCCTTTCTTCTTCAATATCAGCAAATTTATTCTCTTTGTCTTTTATTCTTAAACCATCTTTAAAATCTTGAATAGCTTTTGCATCAGCAATTTCTTGAGCATCTTTAGCTGTTTTAGCGGCAGCAGCTTCCGCATTTAATCCTATAATTTGACTTGTAACCTCTCTTGCTTTTAAAAGTTTTTCAGTTTCTAAATTAATTAAATTAGCCCTTAAAGTTGCTTCCTGTTCCAAATCTTCTTTAGTCGACTTGCCCATTTTATTTTCTGCAATCTTAGCATCTAATCTTAATTTAGCAGCTTCAACTTGTTTAGCCACAATAGCATCTTCAGTAACCCCTGCTTCTTTTAAAAACCCAATACGTTGCTTTAAATCAAAATTTTCTTTATCAATTGCTTTACTTAATAATTCGGCTCTTACCTTTGTAGCTTCTGCTCTTTCAATAATTAAATCTCGTTCTAACTTATCTGCCTTTGCTCTTTGGTCTGCAATTACACCTGCTTTTTTAGCATTTTCAGCAACCTGTAATGCTAATTTTTTTGTAGCTTTTGTTAAAGCCACAGTACCGTCTATTGCTAAATCTATTAATTTAACAGCAGGTATTAATTCACTAACAAGTCCGCCTGCTCCTTTTTTAGCATCTTCAAACGCCCCTGAAAAATCTCC